CCTGGATTACGTGGTGTATTTTTAGTTTTTTGTGCCGGCACGCTGCCTAGTACAACTGGATATTGTTTTAGAGCCGTTGCGAGAATACCATCACCACCAGTGCGGTCAGGCTCAGCCATGATAACATTGAGCACAACAAGCCCAGCACCACGATCATAAAGATCTTTAATAATTTTTGCATATTCTGCCCTCGGTAATGGCCACTGGCCATATTTGTCTAAGGCTGCTTCATCTATGTTGACCGTATAGATGTTATTGGCAGTTGGAGTTTTTTGTGTAATCAGTGTGTCAAAGTATCGTAGTCTTACACTTTCTACAAAGCTAGGATCGGCAATTCTTATACTTAATATAAGTGCCAATGTCAGTAGAGCGGTCCACGGACTAGTTAGTATTTTTTTCATCATATAGGCGTGCCAAAAGTTGAAACGGAGTCGGAGCCTGTGCCCAATATGCACGTAGTGGTTGGAGTCATTTTAAGCAATGTCCAGTTTTGAGTTTTTTCATTGATCCAAAGAGAATATACAGATTTATCGTTGACGTGTAAACCTTTCCAGGATAATTTTTCTTCAAATTCTTTCTCCAGCACTGAGATAACTTTTTGAGTATCGTCACAGACGATAGGATAGTCATATCTAAATTGGGCGTTGACTAGGCTGGGTGAGCAGACGAGGAACGCCAGTAGCAGTGAACGCATTACCGGCTCCTTAAAATAATATTTACCAGTTATCTCACCAACATGGCAAAGCTAAACATCACTGTAGGCACAGCTATGGCCATGAAACTTATACCTATCAACACTCTATCTATCATATCAGAATGTGCCTGTATCCTGGCATTTTTTATGTCTGCTTCTAGTTTAGCACGTTCTTTATACATACGCACTCGTTCAGCCATCATTTGTTCCCAGACATCACCATTACCACTGTATATCAACAGTTCTTTGAGTTGTTTTTCTGCATCCCTAAGTGCCTTACTCTGCATGGCAATTTCTATTGACATGGCCCTAATCTGTCCGTCAGTAAGAATTTTTTTGCTTGTTTGTACCGCTACGTTAGCACCGTGAATCTTGTCGCTGTTTTCAAAGAATTTGGCAAACTGTCCGTAGAGGCTATTGACATCTTTGCCTAGAGCAATGGCTTTTTTGATATAGCTCACTGACTGCTGTGCGGCGGTGAAGGCAAGACCAATTGTGATAGGATCGATCATGTTTTCTTAGGATCCTTGGGTTTTGGGGGAGGTTTAGACCACTCTACACATACGACCTTGCGATTGTAGACATCACCAGTCCAAGTCCATTTTACACACCGAGGCTCATCGGGGTTGAATCCAGCCAGAAATATGCTTAGAATTAGGTCCATTGTCGCTCCGTACCTGTATGGTATTTAGCGGTATTATTGGCCCTGCGTCACTGTGATTTTGGCACATCCGCCTGCTGTGGTGCAGTTATGTGTAATTGAGTAGTAGTTCTGTGTGCTGCCGCTTTGTGTTAGGCTTAGATCAGTGGGTGTGCCGCTGAGATTGACTTTGGCCATATGACTGGCTGAACCTTGCTGTGTAATATCAACGTTTTTGTTTCCACCACTTAGGGTAACTTCTGCATAATGACTTCCACTGTCTTTTTGTTGTACGATTAGACTGTTGTTGTTTCCGCTGACATCAGCAAATATTCCTTTAGAACCACCTGTGCTTGTTGAAGATCTACTGTATTGAAATTGCCCACTACTCTAAGATCCGTATAATTGACCTGCGTTGAGGCATTGCCCTGTTGCACAATGTCGATGTCGTTGCTTAGGCCATTGCCGTAGTAATTAACATAGTTGTTTTGTGTGCCGGACTGTGTAACGGTAATAGTGTTTTGTGTTCCGATCTGTTCTATATGTACTTGACTGTCTGCTGTGGTTCTGTTAGTGAATGTCATAACTTTGGCTGTGTTTGCTGAGTTGGCATTAAATGCGGCAGCACTCCCGCCACAGCACAAAGGAGGAGGAGTATATATCCCGCCACCTGCTAATGTTCCTTGTGGATCATCTACATCGTAAAGCAATCTAATCTCAGCCACTTGGAACGCATCGCCGCCGTCTCTGGATCCGGTGAATTCTATTTTGTAATAACTGTAAGCAGTGACATTGCTTAAACTATAAACAGTACTGGCTGTAAGCCTGCCAGTAGGCAATGATATTGCTTGATGTGACACCAGCACCCAGTCAGTGCCATTAATGCTGCCCCATACTCTAAATCCTGTTGGGTCACGGTTAGATGCGTCATTGGCTGTGACAAACTGAATTTTTTGTACGGCTCTAGTTGGAGAATATGTGCCATCTGTGACAAATTGCACCACAGCCCAAGCACCTTGACTTCTAAGTCCAAACCATTTACTGCCGTTGTTGTTGTCAAATGCTTCGTGTGCTTGTTCACTGCCAATAGGTTGACTGCCTGCTGTATATGTTTTCCATTCATAACTAGTGACTCGTGTAAAGTTCGTACCGTAAGTGGGAGGCGGAGGTGCCGCATTACTAGGAGTAGATGTGGCAGTCTGCCCTGAACTTAACGGGACTGTGGAATAAGATGCATTAGCATAAGTGTCGGCCTGTTGTATAGTTGGATTAAGTGTACCAGTCCACGATACTCCGCTGGTATTTGACATACCCGAGCTGCCACTGAATAGCTGTCCTGTATTGTTGTCATTGCCTACAAAGAAGAAATAATCCGGACCCATGTTGACAATTTTACCTGTGCCTATGGTTCCTGCTAGTGTGCCGTTGCTGTTGTAAACTTTGCCTTCGTAGGGAAAGCTAGCATTGCCAGTTAAAGTAAACTGGACATACTGTCCAGTTTGCCACGACCATTGTCCAGCGGTCCAGGGTATTTTATACATAATGCCTGGATTCTTACTGTAGATTTGGCAGGTTGTTGTGTTCAAACAGGCATTGACATTCCATTGGCTGTCTGCAATTTGGTATTGCCCAAACTTTATATCGGTTAAGGCACCAAAGGCATTAGAGCAGAACAATAACATCAAAAAAATTATTCGTTTCATGGACGTCTCAACACCCCAGTCTTCTGTACAATGTTTACAACGTTGCCTCCCGGGTCTCCGCTGCCAATAACTGTATATGCATACTGATCATCATGACTGATGGAAACAAATGTGTTGGAATTGTAGCCCGATGTTTTCACTTCAGCATAGTGATCAATGTTGGTACGATAAGCTATACCGCGTCCTCGACTTTCGATGTCCGGCGAATCTGACTTTTCCCAGGCCACACACACTGCTGTGCTGGCATTACAACCTGCTCGACCTAGGGATTCTTCCAATATTAATAGTCTAGCACGTTCGATAGATTCGTCAGCTTCACGTGCTCGCTGTGCAATTTGTCGCTGTGCTTCAGCTTCAGCTTCATCGGCTTCTTGATCTCGTTTGCTGCGTGCCTGTTCTCGGATGGCCTGTGTGATTTCAGGTGGTGCCAGCAAGATCATGTTGTTGCTGATTTTGCTCTCTACAGTGTTGATCACTGTGGGTGCAGTGGGCATGTTGTTGGCACTGCCCACAAATGTAGCTTCAAATGCCTTATCTAATGTGACTGTACCTGCGTCCGTGGTGACCAAAATACTGCCCACTTTGCAACGGTTTTCCTCCAGCTCATAGGTCTTGATGTCGCGATCATCCTTGCAACTAGGCACCAACACAATTAGACTCTGGCCAGTTTCGTCCACAGTCATGGTAAAGTCAGTGCCTCGTACCGCCACTGTGGCTGTAGGAGTTTTGATGTTGACCTGTTGTGGATTGTTTTTGGCTATCTGACCTGACGCATAACGCACAGTGCCCATCCCCACCTTCATGGCCAGTTTGCCTGCGTCTGAGTTTTTTGGATCGTATACAAAATCGTCAATCACCAGTCTAGAATTTTCAGTTACCTTAACTTTGGTTTCATCACGAAATGTAATGCTGCTGGCACATGCACCAGTGGTATAGGTGTCCATGCTTTCAATAGCTGCACCTTTGATACCAGACAATTTTTTCTTGTTACGTTCAACTTCGCAGGCAGTGCCCTTGTTTTCGCTAACCGTGCCAATGGCAGCCCATGCAGGACTCACTGCGGACAACAACAGTGCCAGCATCAGCCACCGCACAGTTATCTCGCTATGGCTGACACAGGTGCCACAATAGCTGAACTGCTGGTTCTCACAGTGACAGTGTTGTTGCTGCCTTGTGTTTGGATATTCACTGTGGTGTCATTGGTACCTTGTTGCTGAGTGGTAATGCTGTTGAAATCGCCCACTGTGGCCATGGCCAACACATGCCCATTAGCTCCGGCAGCATCAATTTGCTGTATGTTGAACACATTGCTGTCGCCTGTGATAGCGTTGGTCACTGTGCCACGGCTGCTGAGCAGGTCACTGGTGATTTGATTGCTGTTGCCAGTGATTGTGGTAGTAGTAACAATTTCGTTGCCCACTAGATTCTGTATGATCATGTTGCTGTTACCAGTGATAGTTTCTGTGATCACATTGTCCTGGTTGGCAGCCGCATTGGCATTGCCCACGGTTAATCTAGTTTGATTGCTGTTGCCTGTCACAGTGCTGTTGTAGGTGTTGAGGTTGCCCATGATGTTGTACTGCGCGGAGTTGGCATTGCCAGTCTGCGTGATGCCTACAATGTTGTTGCTGCCTGTAATAGTGCCATAGTTGCTGGCGCTAGGTGCGTCTGGAGTCAGTGTAGTGATACCTGTGCCAGCCACTACTGTGGCAGTGGTCGTGGTCACTCCACCAACATTGTTGGTACCACCAACTTGTTCAATGGTGATAACGTTGCTGCTACCAACCTGTTCAATATAGACCTTATTGGGTCCTGTGGCAGACTGCGCCCAGACTGTGCTGGCGCCCATGAGCATTGCCACTGCAAGTAATTTTCTCGACAACTCGCCACTGCCTGTCATTCTTTTTTTCATCTTGTGTCTAATGTTGGTTTATTGTTTGCCAACAAGTCCTTGGTCTTAAGACCGTTAATGTTCCTTATAATTTATTTAAGTCACTGCATACAGAAATTATATACCGCTGTTAAATTGTTAACATGTTAAAATTTTTACATGTTTAAATTACAACACCTTTTTGAACTGACAATTCTTCTTACCAACTAGGTTCAACATCATTTTTAGGTGCCTGTTTCTTTACTTCTTGCTTGATTTCTTGCTTGATTTCTGATTCGGGCTCGATAGCTTTGCCTGTTCCATTGCCTTGTCCGCCATTGGGCTGCTGTGGTGCGGGGTTAGGTGCACTTTTGGCAGGGGCGGATTCTTTGGGGGTTTGTGTTTGAACCAACTCATTCTTTTCCTCCTTGAAACTCCAATGTCCTTTACGGGCGCCTTCATTAATAGTCTGGACCACTGCGGCCTGCACAGCCACGTCCACTGCTCTGTTGATACTTTCGTTAATGCTGCCGCCAATCTCACCTTCCACGGCATTGGCATTGGCTCCCAGGGTGGTGCCATCGCCTATGAAACGTAGCAGGGTCAATTTGTCCATGTAACTCAACACAGTTTTAGTCACGGTAACAGTTGTGAGTATTTCACCAGTGGCCACACTGACTGCTCTTAGAGTCACTGTTACAGTGTCACTTTGATATTGTGTTGATGCACCGATACCAAAAATTCTCACTCCCGACCCGCCTGTGAGTGTATTTGAATCGTAGCCAACAATACCACCTTCCATTATGATACCAGCAAACAACATTGGCGGTAGAGGTTTGGCATCCTTGCCTTGATACTGTTCACGCATCTGACGTATCATCTGTCGTTCTTTGATCAGATTGTCCAGGCCCCCACGTTCCAGCACAGTGAACCAACGTTGATCACCTACATCTTGTAGAGCTTTGATTAGATAGTTGTCAGCACCCTGTGTCACAGCTGAACTCAGCGATGCAATCAAGGGCTGGCTTTTACGTTGTCCTGTTAGATCACGGAATCCATAGACAGCTACAGCCACTGGTCCGCCTTGTGGTGGGCGTAGTTTGTTTTGTTCTTGCTTTAGAAACTTGCTGGCTTCGACTCGAGGCGCATCAAATTGATTGCCGGTTATTTTTTCACGTAAGGCCGAGCTTGATGCGCAACCAGATAAGACTGCCACTACCGCTAGAGATAACAATGTGTGTTTCATTGCTTATCCCCCAAATCCAAACGTACCACTTGGCACAGTTATTTCTGTATACTGTCTTGGATCCAAGACGTTTTCAATTCTAACAACAATATTAGTTCCCACTACTTTCCAAGTGATGTTGTTGCCGGCTACTTCCATTTGACCGCAATTGCCTGCACTATTTGCTGAACACACCGGCACTCCGTTGACTCCAAACAGACTATCTGTGATCTGTTTTGCCAACTGTGAATAGATGCGGCTTTCCAAGTTGGCTTGAAACTTGGCTTGTGGTGTGTTTAATGCATCGCTTTCTGCTTTGGCTTTGAGTGCATCGGCAGCATTTTTGTTCTTGTCTCTGGCCTGAGTTTCTAGTTGGTGTATTGTGAGTACGTGTGAACTATAGCCAATGCCACTAAAGGATGGACTATTAAAACTGTGTTGTAATTCTGCTGCGCCGACCATTGATGCTGCAATAATCAACATGGCGGCGGCTATAGATTTAACCATCGATTCGCTCCCGGTAGTTACTGTTAGTATTTACGTGGGGACGAACTAGAGTTATGTGCTGCGAGAATTATTTACGTAGTTGGGAGGCTGAAACTAAAGCCGCCTTTGATTTGTCTACCTGAGTACCAGTTGGCTTCCATCTTGGCTTTATCTTTAAAATTTGGGGGATAAACAACGTTAATTGTTTTTACTGTTGCATCATCACCCGATGCACCTACTGCACTCTTTACCTGAACCATTGCAGAACTATTTAAAAAACTACGAATAGCTTCTCCAAAGTCGATTGCAGGATCTGAATTTACTTTGTTTGCTACTAATGCAGCCACTCTAGCAATACAAATAAATCCTACAAAGCTACCGCTTTTATAACCTCCCATGGTAAAAATACGTTGTAATATCTTGGGAACTTTTACAATGTCTTCTGGGGTGGCAGTTTTGACCACTGCCGAAGGGTTGGTTTTATCTCCTGAGAGCTGTTGTTTAGGATCTCTAGGATTAGACAACAATTGTTTAATGGCATCTGCTTCTTGTTGATCGATTAATGCAAGTTCAACTCCTAGCACTAAAGGAGCATAACGCTGATGTTCTTTGCAAACATCTAGAATTCTAGCTGCTTCCGCAAACTTTTTAATGTATGCTTGTCCTGTAGAAGATTGTGCAGAATCTTCTTTGGCCTTGTGTATGTTGCCAATAGAGCCTTTAGCGCCTTGTTTGCCTTTTGAACTTACTGCCAGTTCAATTCCACCTTTTTGTATGTAGCTGTCAACAAGACCATTAATTAAAGATACGGGATAACTGATGGTTGCACCAGATAAATCGCCACCTTTGAATACGTCGGCAATTGCCTCTTGCATTTGTCCACTTACCTGTGGATGACCAGAAATCATTGCGATTGGAGCAAACACTTCTCCAAAGTCATCTTGAATAGCAGGTACTATTTTTCCTGCTCCAGGAAATACAATAGGTTCACCGTTGACCGCAGCATTTAAACCAGCAACTAGCATTGCACCGTCTTTATGGGCCGATATAGTTTTAATAACAGATTGTGCTGTGCGAGATCTTGAATCTCCAATACCTACGTCTAGGGGTTTTAATGCTGATTCGGATTTAACCGCAGAACTTGTTTTCTTGTCTTTGCCACCTGCCGTTAATCCGGCAACGGTTCTAGCTTCGGTATCAGAAATTGTATTATTAGGGTTTTTACGATCGTAGAACTTGCCAATCAGGATTTCTTTTCCGTCATCTGCTTCAAATCTTGCATAGGCAAAAGATTTGCTTCTATTTTGAGGTTTGTTAATCCAGATAATTTTGCCCTTGTCACCACCGGCCTGTTCAAGTGCTGCGGCTTCCATGTCTTGCATGGTAGGATATTGTTGTTCTTCCCCGGCAGGAAATTCCCAATTCCAGTTTTGGAATTTAAATTCAATACCATTAGGGTCTGTATAAATTTCGCCGGGAGTTCCGCCTTTTAGGCCTACTGCTTCGATTAAAAATTCAAATACTCTCATAGCTAATATTTAGCTGATTTCTGGGAACAGGCATTCTTGAATAAACACCCTTACATCCTCTTCTGAAAGTCCTAAACTAACCATTACACGTGGTGTATGTGGGTTCTGTTTTTGATTTTCGCAGTAGAAATTCTGTGCAGATCTAGTGTCGTTTGCAGTATTGTTAGTTTCAGCTACTGTACCTAGATAATGATGTATGCCCGCTTTTGCCATGGCAATAATCTGTGCTAATTCTTCATCATCACTAACGTTGCCTGCAGCCACCATACTTGGACTGAAAATACGTTCTGCCCAGTCGGGTAATTTGCGAGTCTTATTCCATTCTAACTTTTGTGCTTCGTCTGCAAACCAATCCATCATGGCATGCTCTTTATCGCCTGCGGCTGAATAATCGTAGAAGCAGCCCGTAATCTTGTTCTTGCCAGCAATAACATCAAATCCAAAAATAGGAGCAGGATTATGTGTATGCGGAAAAATGCAACAGTGCATCATCCAAAGACCTTTGGTCTCACGGGCATCTACTACGTCCACGTGAGCTCTACGATAACTGCTACTTGACCAAACACGATTAACCCATCCGGGACTGTTAAAGCGATCCATTCCAGGTTCGAATACTTCTGTTCCTGTTTTATTAAATTGATCGATGAATAGCGTTTGCACTTCGATCAGTGTGTCCCAAACTTTACTTGTTGATGTTTGCAATTTCCATCATCTCTTTAAAAAATTGTGTAGCAAAATCAAAACAAACCTTGGCTTCGTCTGCCATACTGTCGTCGATTTTTAAACGGACTGCTGCTTTTAGGCTATCGGCATCTTCGAAATGATAGTATTTGCCAGAACCTGGAACTTTCTTAGCAATCATCTGTCCGCCAGCAAGATCACCCATGTGTCGTACATAGATGTGTGCCATCAGCAGTTTAGGATCATCTTTAATTTTCATGATGTGATCCATATACTGCTTTGTCACTGCACACATTTTGGGTCTATCTTCATCGTCTGATCCCCACAATTCTTCGAAGTCAGCTCTAATGGCCTTGGCCCGTAGGATTCCCGGCATGTCAGACAGTAGTCCGTGCGGCATGGCACACACTTCTAACAGCTCATACATGGGAAATTGATTGTAGAGATAGGTGGCATACAGTTTTGGATCTATAGTTCCTGAAAACAGGATTTTTACAAACTCCTGTCTTTCGGCATTGGTGTGATTGTCTTTGGTTAATTCTCGTAGGCTCATTATATGGTTCCGTTATTATCTGAAACGTAGTATCAGCATGACAAGATCCTGTTCACTATTGAGTTTGAGAATGTAATCGTTGACATTGAATCTTTGATACTGCCAACGTGTTCCCAGTGGACCAAAAGCTGATTCTACAAATCGTATTATACTTAGTTTGCCGGACTTGCCACTAGCCTGAGAACTGGGACGCTGATCTCTAAAGTGTACCCAGTAACCAAATCTACGTGCTCCTGTAAATTGATGTTTGATTAATCGCACATCATCAAAGGTCATTCTTCTTGTTCTAGTGTGATACGCAACGGAAACCCATTGCTTCGTGCCAGTTGAGTTGATTCTATGCCTTTGGTCTCAGCAATTTCATGCGTGTATACTCCCGCCACAGCACTACCAGAATTATGTATTTCTAGAGTGATATCTTTGGCTGCACTTACACTGTGTTTGAATATGTCTGTCAACAATTCTATCACAAACTCCATGGGCGTTTGTTGATCATTGAGCACGATCACTTTCCACATTTTAGGTGGCTGTAAACTTGTTACAATTTTTTCTTCTATTTGAATTTCGGTGGTCATTTTTGTTTCTCCAAATGGGGGATTTCTCCCCCATTGATTATTTAACTTCCACAATGTCAATTACACGTGGCTTTTCAGACTCAGGAATGTTGCGGATCAATTTCACAATCAGCATGCCATTACGAATTTCTGCACCTGCAACTTCAATGTGTTCGGCAAGTGGAAACTCACGAACAAAGTCACGGGTAGCTAGACCGCGATGTAGATAAACAATCTCAGGCTGTTCGTGACGAACAGATTCTGCTCCCTCGCCTTTTACTGTGAGAACATTTGATTCTACAGTTACGGCAATTTCCGATTTTTCAAACCCGGTCACAGCAATTTGAATCTCGTACTGATTTTCACCAGTCTTGAGTATATTGTGTGGGGGATAGTTGTTGGACACACTGTTGGCAAATCTGCGTTCCATTTGGTCGAACACGGTGTCGAATCCAATCAGTGCTCTATTAATAGCTTCAATTCTCTGTAATGCGTTATTGTTCATAATAGTCTCCTTATAAAGTAAGAACAATTGGGGCCCCTAAGGTGCCCCTATTGACAATTAGTTGGGTTTGGTCTCCGTGAAGGTAGCATCAACTACATTGTCATCTGCTTTGGCTTCAGGTTGAGGCTGTGCTGCTGCCTGTTCCTTGGCCTGTTTTTTATCCAACAATGTTTTCATTGCAGGATAAACCTTTTCAAGTTCAGATTTGATCTTGTCAGCATCATTTTCTTTCATAGCATCTTCTACTGCTTTAATTGCTGTTTCGATGTCTGTTTTTTCTGTGTCTGTAAGATCATCTTTGAACTCTTCAAGATCTTTCTTGATGCATGATACCGTTAGCATCGATATCGAATGTGACCTCGATCTGTGGCTGTCCGCGACGTGCTGGAGCGATACCTTCAAGGTTGAATTCTCCTAACAGTTTGTTATGTTGTACAAGCTCACGTTCACCTTGGAACACCTTAATGGTCACGGCAGGTTGATTGTCTTCTGCTGTTGAGAACACCTGCTGTCCCTTAGTAGGAATAGTTGTATTCTTTTGAATAACCTTGGCAAACACACCTCCCATAGTTTCGATACCTAGACTCAACGGAGTCACATCTAACAACAGAACGTCATTGCGATCACCGCCTAGAACAGCACCTTGTACTGCGGCACCAGCGGCCACTGCTTCGTCTGGGTTGACATCTTTACGAGGAGCCTTACCAAACAACTTTTCTACAGTTTCCTGTACCTTGGGCATACGTGTCATACCACCAACAAGAATCACTTCATCAATGTCGGCAATATTAATGCCTGCGTCCTTGATAGCAGTTTTACATGGACCAACTGAACGTTGGATCAATTCATCTACCAGCTGTTCTAGTTTAGAACGACTGAGAGTAATGTTCATGTGCTTGGGACCACTGGCGTCTGCTGTGATATAGGGCAAGTTTACAGATGTTTGGGTAGAACTAGATAATTCAATCTTGGCTTTTTCAGCAGATTCTTTTAGACGCTGGATTGCCAAAATATCCTTGGTTAGGTCGACACCCTGATCTTTCTTGAACTCTTCAACTAGGAAGTCCATGATGCGTTGGTCAAAGTCTTCACCACCTAGGAAAGTATCTCCGTTAGTGCTTAGTACTTCGATCTGTTTATCGCCGTCGACGTTGGCTATCTCGATGATGGAAACATCGAATGTGCCGCCGCCGAGGTCGTAAACAGCAACTTTGCGATCTCGCTTATCAGCTTTATCAACGCCATAGGCAAGAGCTGCCGCAGTAGGCTCGTTGATAATACGGAGTACCTCCAAGCCTGCGATCTGGCCAGCATCCTTGGTAGCTTGTCTTTGGCTATCGTTAAAATATGCAGGAACTGTGATAACAGCTTGTGTAACTGTTGTACCAAGATAATCCTCTGCGGTCTTTTTCATCTTGCGCAGGACTTCTGCTGAAATCTGTGGAGGGGCAAGTTCTTGATCGTTGACGCGAACCCAGGCATCTCCGTTCTTGGCTTCCATGATTTCGTAGGGCATGAGGTCAATGTCTTTCTGGACAGCTTCCTCTTTGAATTTACGACCAATCAAACGCTTTGACGCATAGATTGTGTTTTTGGGGTTTGTAACTGATTGACGCTTTGCACTTGCACCTACAAGAATTTCATCTTTGCCATAGGCCACGATTGAAGGTGTAGTTCTAGCACCTTCTGCATTTTCAATTACTTTGGCTACGCCGTTTTCAATAACGGCTACACATGAGTTTGTGGTACCTAAATCGATACCGATGATCTTAGACATAATTATCTCCTTATAAAGTAAGATCTAGATTGTGAGCACTTTGCTCTATAAACCGCCCGCTTTGGTGCAGCTTACGATTTTTATTTATATCAAATATTCTCTAAATTCTGAATATTTGACCATTTTTTAAGTTTTTCTATTTTGGCAGCCTGCGCCCGCTCGATATTAGAATATGATACAATATCCATACTTTGTAAGATATCAATCATAGCCAACATATCGCCCAGCTCTTCTTCCAGGTGTTCCCTATTAGTTTTAGGTTTTCCTGGTTTATAGTTATCCAATCCAAAGCGGCTGATTTTACTAACTGCTTGAATTACTTCTGCACATTCTTCTTGAAGAATGTCCATTACTTCTTTGATTTGTGTGTCCATATATTATCGTGTGCTCGCAAATGGAGCGATATAACTACCGTTGCTCATTGTGCTGGTGCGCAGAGCCTTGTAGACATTTTGTACACCTACTGCTTGATTCCAAGCGTCTTCCAGAGCGTGATGTTTTAGCACAGGAGGACGATTGGGATTGATACCCACATCAAAAATTGTACGAGTATCTCTAACTTCCCAAAAACTCCAAGGAATAGCTTTACCAATTTTACGGAAATACCATTCTAGAATAGTAACGTCAAATCCAGCACCGTGACTCCATACTCGTTTAGCACCCCAACAGAATTTGTATAGTTGGTCTAAAGCAATATGGATATTAATCCTATCATCGGGATTAAACGCTTCATCTTGAGCAGCCTGGCTTTGACTGGCCCACCAATCCAATGTACTTTGACTGACGGTTGCCCCTATGTGGTCACAACTGTCAATGTCTACACGGGTGTAGAATTTAACAGCAGAAGATTCATTGACTTCATCACCAAAGGGATCAAATTTAACTGCTCCAATTGACAAAATAGTTGCTGAGGGGAGTACATCAAGTGTCTCCAAGTCGATCATAATATCTGTGTTCATACAGTTATTATACTACCTTTCTGACAGAATGTCAATAGATTAAAACATTTTCTTGGGAAGTTGATTTTCACGTAGTTTCTTGCGCCATCTGGCCACTGCTGCACCTTTGAGACGCTTGCGCATGGTTGTGGGTTTTTCGTAAAACTCTTTTTGTCTTAATTCATCTAGAATACCACTTTCTTCAACTTTCTTTTTGAATCGGCGGAGAGCCTGATTGATATTTTCGTTTTCTTTAAGAACCACTGTTCTTCCTAGAGTAACTCTTGATTTATTCATAATTTTCTATGGTTAGGTTAAGTAAAGATTCACAATCTTCACTAGCATATATAGCCTTTGCATTGGCACGTGATAAATTTCTTAGTGTTCCAAAATAGTGTGAATTTTTTTGAGCGCAGATGTATCCTATGATAAGACTGTTTGCGCTATCTGCGTTGAATATGATTAGATTGCTCTTGGATTTTTTGTCCAACAGCCAATCCGTGTCGTGATCAGATGACCAAAGATAGGTTATGATATCATGTTGAGATTTCAAATTCAACAGACTGTCTGAAATGATTTTGGTTTGTTCAGTATTGAGATCTACTAACAACAATCTAAAACCATCAATCAATACATCGTCAGGCGCAGTGACCACAACTACCTTGGCTGTCATCCTTGTCCTTTGACTTGTTTGACCTTTTGCCAGATTGTAGATTCATTCTGCTCGGCATTTTGAACATAGCCCACTAGCTTTCCTGAATCTTGCGAATCTGTTGACCCTGTTCCCGTTCCATCCATGCTGTTATCTTTTTTTTTAGTTTCTTCAACTTGTTCCAGAGCCCATTTCGCTGCTTCTTCTGCGGCTTCGTTGTCTGTGAAGTCGGGGGCAGCTTTTAGATACTCTTCCCAAGGAAGACGATCAATAGAACCATTTTCTAAAAGACGTCTGTGTCTTTTTAAAGAATCGTTCGGATGATCGTGTTTCCAGTTTCTCTTGGCTTCTCTAATCTCAACAGTGTCATTTTCGTCGTAGTCGTCATCGTCATCATGCAGTTCCTCAGACGCCGTTATATCACCTCCTAGTGCGGTCGGCTGTGTTGTGAAAGGATCTACGACAGGTTCTGTGTGTGTTGTTTGTATATATGCGGCTGCAGGAAACGGCCATAAACTTGTGGCAGGCGATATAAAAGGTTCTGATTTCGGAGTGTCTTCTTCATCAACAGTAAGGCTATCATCTTTGCTATCTGTTGGTATGTTATTTTCTAGAGATTCTTTAGATTCTTCTTCGGCTCTGCGAAACCACTGGAAACTGTATTGGCTGGCCAGCAGCAATATCACTGCCAACGGGTCAAATACTGAGACGATAATAATAATCACCCAGGTAACTGCTTTTTCAAGAATATTGGCATCGGGATTGCTGCCATACACAAAGGCAGCTATGTATTTGATAGGACCAACTTCGGCTTCAACCTTGCGTATTTCTGCCGCGATTGGAGCACGTTCTTCATTGAGTGTGGCTATGGCCTTTTGCGATTTAGCAATGTCTGAATTTATCTGAGCTCGTTCTTTGGCCTGACGTTGGCGCATGGCATTGGCATTAACAGCCCCTTGATCTGTTTTACTGCGGGCGATGGTTTCGTCAATGGTGGCATCCATCTGCTTCAGGGCCTTGCGGCCTGCTTCGATGTTTTCACGTTCAGTTTTTATTTTTTCGTCATAGATAGCAATTTTACTCTGCACATCTCCAGACACCAATGTTTGATCACTGTGTGCTTTTGATAGAAAACCAAAGATGCCCATGGAAGTGATTACCATAAGGATGGCAATGGCGCCTATGAGATAGCTTCTAATATAGATAGGAGCTCTATCCCAATTAATTTTTAACCACACAGTGGCAATTAATTTACTGACTTCCAGTACAACACCCATAACAATAATAGGGATGGCGGCTGCTGCAAAAATGCTGACAAGACCCGCCACGCTGTACCAAATGGCCACCGCAGAAATGGTCAGCCCGCTGAGCAGGGCCAGCCAGGCAATAATTTTATCGCTGAGATTTACTTTCATGTACAATATTTATTCCCTTATCCAGCGCCAATTACTGCTCGCATTTGAGAAACAGGCTGTGCTACTCAATGTTTTTTGTACACCATACGCTATGGCCTGCACATGCATCCTCCTACAATAACCCGATCCGGTGGGCCATGTCATCACAGGCACCGCAACACCGCTGGCATCTCGTTTGTACCATTCAACAGCCTCACCATTTTCTGCAAACATCACAGCATGGTACAGCGCCTGAGTGTAAGAATCTTTTTGATCATTGTCCAGCGTTTTGAACCATCCAAAAGATAATTGCGTAACTTCATTGATAAACGAACCTGAGCGATACTCGAAAAATCTAGGATTACTGATTTCACTAGCCAACGCTGGGCTAGTTGCGACCAGTATTAACAATTTCCCAGCTACCATCCAACTTTTGACAACTGACGCCTTTGCGTTGAACATCACGGCCTCCAATTTGCATCCAATAAGTAAATTCACCACAATTAGCTGACATGCCTAATCGTGCAGTGGTAATTCGTTTGACATCATCGTCCGTGCATTAGAGCTAGAATTTTCATCACTGTGCCTTGGCCTGTTTAGCTTCAGCGATCAATTGATCAAACACAGGCTTTGGCATTTCTAGACGCACAAAGGTATAGTGACGACCTTGCATGGTAAAATGTGCAGTCTCAGTTTTCAGATGTTCGCGAATAGTGGTGCTCTTTACCACATATGAGATCGATGTCTTTGTAGACTTTTTGTCATTGACAAAATCAATCTTGGTTTCGCTGTTGACTTCTGAATTGATGCGTTTTGCAAAGTTATTCATTGCAATAGCATACATCTGTTCTTCAGCCGCCTGTGCATGAACGCTTTCACCACCACCGCAGGCATAGGCGAACTCTTTCTTCCACCAGAACCAACCTTTAACGCCTGCCTGTTGACATTCTTGATACCAATCCGGCTGTGCATAAGTCTTACGATCATCAATAGTCTTCATTGAAGAACAGCCAGTAATGGCCAATGCCATTAGACCAACCACAAGTGCTTTTTTCATCGTGTACCTTTCTGTGTGTGTTAACGATAATACTAGTTTAGCACCAAGTTTACTCAACGTCAACCGGGTGCCTAACCAATTTACTTAAAATAGATCAAGGCCATCAGTGCGGATTGCACAATGAAACCAAATCCAATTGTGACCACATTAAGCATGTCTTTCTGTACAGCAGCCTTGACAAACAACAGAGTCAAACCACTCCATACCAAAAGCACCAGATCCACTGCAGGCATCTTGTCAGTGAGTCCGCTCATCACAGCCAAAAGACTGGGAATGGTAGCAGCATGTAATACAATAACTGCTAGCCAACCAAATGTTTCTGCTGATATGTGGCTAACTTTGGCAGTGGCCCAAGATTTGAATTCCTCCATGGAATCAAAATTGGGGATGGGATTGTATTTTTTGAAGTCTATCATTTTATTTCTTTCCTCTGTAAAAGATATGATTGCCAATTGTTCCAATTTTTTCTAGATTCCATTGCGGATTCACATAGTTTGCATGATAATACAGGGCTTCTTTCATTACGTCAAGTCTGAAGCCTTCCAATAATACCTTTTTAGCCACTGCCATGCTTTCATTGTAGGCAGTTTGGTTAACAGGTCTTGCTTTGTGGGCAGTGTCGCAGTACCATGAGAATTGGCAAATGACTCTGTCCATGATCACAGACTTTTGATAAACCACGGCACAGATATCTTGGGGGAACGAGGGATGAGACGCCCTGTTCATGGTGACCTGTGCCACTGCTACTTTGCCTTCAAAATTTTCGTGTCCTGCTTCACGGTAAACGTTCATGGCAAGACATTCCAACTGCCGTTCTCTAGTTTTGATACTGACTACATCTTTAGACGATAACATCTGTCCGTCACGCAGTTTTTCCATTTTGGCAAAAGTCACATTTTGTACCAATAGGCATACTGCAATTAGGCCCATAACATAGGCTGAAAATCTAATAAATTTTTCCATAAGTCCTCCTTTGACTTGGTGTGATACAAATTTCATATCACATTACATAAAGGGAGTTAACTTCACGAGGCTCTGAAAGAACCCTACTTTCGTGTAGTTGTCTCCATTAGCCACCACAGCTCATAATTTGTGGTACCTTTGGCGACCCTTGGCCTTAGTTTCTTTGCGAAACGTTTAATATATACCTCATACTTGCTTTATCTCCCGAGAAACCGGTGATTATCGACGCATTTTGGAGATATCTTGTGCTTCTTCGTCCGAAAATACAGGCACGGCGTTGCTCTTGTGCATTGTAGCAATGCCTTTGACTTTGGTTCCTGTATAGATTGGACTGGCTTTTAACACAGCATTGCCACCGGTATCTACACTTTTTATATGCGCAGTGGTATTTCGACCTTCGGGGATCTTAAGCGAGTACGATTTACTCAAAGACTCTGCTGCCAGACCACGACGACGTTTCTTGTCTTCAAGTTCTACAGCCCATTTTTTCTGTAGTTCTTTCCACGATTCGTCCAGTTCACGGGCCTTACGAGCATGATCTGCAGAAGCAAATTTCTTCTTGCCTTTGGGCTTGCCTGTGGTACTGAGCCACGGACCTTCTAGGTGCATTGTCAAAAGAAACCTCCAAACTTGTTATACTATACAACTAGTATAGCATCTAGAGTGGAGGCTGTCAACTGCTTATTATTCAATTTATTGCAAGGAACAACGTCTTATGGAAGATACCTGACGATGATTTCGTTCTGTTCTGCAGTCAAGGCAATTTCATATTGGTAGTCTGGGTGATCAACTCCTAGATAAGGTTGTCCACCAACTTGCCATAAACGAGCTTCATGTTGGGCCAGTCTCCAACTGACGTGATTGTCAGCTTTGTTCCTGTCTGGCATGTCTTCGGGATAATTGCCGTTGCCAGTCTGGCACCGAAGTTTTGGTCCAGTATCTACCTTGAAATAGAGCTGGTTGGCTATGTTGTCAAGCACCGGCATGGCAGTGATGCTGGCAGCGATGCCAATTCCCATATCTCTTGCCGGCTCTTCAAACGCCAGTGTTAAATCTGGTCCTAGTTTAATTTCTATAATCATGATGTTCCTTGTGTTTTACTTATCTGTATTATGCTCGACAGATTTTATTTTATCTGCTCTGCTATTTGTTTATAACCTGCCCAACTGGGATGGATACCGTCAGGTTGCAATTTGGTAATTGGCAACACAGTATCACCAAAGTTTTTGGCAATGATATTCACAAGATCCTGTATGTGTTTGATGTCAACACCGCTGGCCTTTAGATTTCCTGCCGGTAGTATCCAAAACACTCGTTTACCCTCAACTCGCTGCCGCGTGGCCATGAGCTCTCGGAAGGTATGCACTCCACTGTGATCATTTGAACCCAGGCTGATAATCACAGTATTGGCTGGTTGAATTTTTTCTGCGTAATTTTTATTAAACTGCCAAGTATTGATTCCGCCCTTGCCTACAAGAACACATTCTTTGGCAAACATGTGTGTACCCACTGCTATACTGTCGCCTACAATCAAACACTCTAACATGATTTTTCCTATTATCAACTGTTTAACACTTTGGCCACAGAATTCATAACTGCGGCAATGCGCCCAATGTCACGTAATTGTTCTACTGTGTATCCTTCCTTCTTCAGTGTCTCATAATGTGCTTTCACACAGAAGTGGCATTTGCCCACGATACTGGCGGCAAGGCTAAACGCTTCGAAGTTTGACTTGGTAGTTCCGCCATGTGATGCAATAGCGTTCATACGTAACTGTGCTGGCAGACCTTTCATTGCTGGATCATCTGCCATTTCAACGTAAGGATACCATACATTGTTCTGTGCCATAATACTTGCGGCTGTCATTGCTGACTCTGCATGCACTGGAGCATCTGCTAATAGGGTACTTAAAACCTTGCCGTTGCCAGTTGCGGCCAAGGCAGCTACAGCACAACCCATGGCTACGTCTGCGTCTAATGTGCTACGAAGCAATACTGCGTCCAGATTTAATTTTGTATCTTTGGCGTAGTCTGGTAACGCACTTTTTACTGTTTCGATAAAACTCATTTTAATATTTCCCTGATGCTAGAACGATTTGACAGATATGTTCTAATCGTTCAATGTGTTCAAATGCTCGCCACGGGCTTGTGTCAATGGCCACAACACCATGACCCTTGATACCTACAATATCGTAGGCAATATTGCCTTCACTATCTAATCGCAAGTTCTCATGACAACGATCGGCAAGTTCTTGACTGATAGGAGCCACATCACCCACGTTAGGTGCTACCTTGGTATAGCGATTAAGTTCCGGAAACTCCGCACTCACCGTACCCAAATCAATACCGGCATGCATGGCAGCGATACAATACGTGGGATGTAGATGAACCACTACCCTAACTTCATTGCGGTGCTTGCCCATAGCTCGTTGCAAGCCAAAGTGTAAGGGAATTTCTCCTGACGGTTTTAGATTAGCACTGATGTCAGTATATGACAATTCTTCCCACAAATAACCTCTATTAGGTTCCCAAGATATTCCAATCTTCTTGAACTGGTCAGGTTGCATGGTCTGCTTACGGACGCCACTGGGTGTGATATAAAAGTGATCACGGTCGTGATGACGAATTGACACATTACCATCACGACTGGTAATCCAGTTACGTCTATATGCTTCAACGAGCGTGTCGCATATAGTTTCTAACATTACAGAGTCTCGCCGCCAACAGTACGGTTACAAGCACATAGTTCGCCAGTTTGTAGCGCATCCAACACACGAAGTGTTTCTTCTGGGCTACGACCAACGTTCAAGTTGTTTACAGTAACGTGCTGGATAACGTTCTCTGGGTCAACAATAAATGTTGCGCGAAGTGCGGCACCCGCCGGAGCATAGAACACACCCAACTGATTGATTAGACTCAACTCACCACGCTGTGTGTCAGCAAATTGGTTGTGTGTAATCTTCTTTAGATCAGCGTGAGCCGTTTGCCATGCTGTCTTACAGAACTCGTTGTCTGTGCTACCAGTGAGCAATACTGCATCACGGTCGGCGAAGTCGCCTGCTAGTTTGTCGTAGGCCACAATCTCTGTAGGGCACACAAATGTAAAGTCTTTTGGGTAGTAAACAATTACTTTCCACTTGCCAGCAAAACTCTCGTCTGTAATTTCAAAGAACGCATCTTCTAGCTGTCCTGGCTTAACGCCTGTTACCGCAAATTTTTCTAACTTATCGCCAACTGTTTTCATATCTTCTCCTTGTGTGTGATAAAAACTAATAACTCAGTGTTTATACTGATATTATATTGTACGTTTATTTAACCTATAGGTCAAGTGATTTTAATAGATTTTTCAACAATTTTTTTAATGATACATATAGAAATTTTTAATAATGAAAAGAAACCCGCCGAAGCGGGTTCTGCTATTTTGGATGACAAGGTATAACTACCTCGGACCGCTGTTTTTTAGGCAGCTAGGGCAACTTTGCTTTTGCCGGAAACAGTGTTTCCAGTGAAGCTCATTGCGCTGAAGTCAAATGTATCTGCGTTTGCATTTACGATTTTTGCTTGATTTACGGTCATCGCCTACCGTGTTGCCGTCTCTATTATCTCACCCTGTCGAAACCATGGCAGGCCCATTATGAAGTATACTCAGCTTTCGCTTTGCTTCCAGAATACTCGGATCGGAGTATACTTTATGGTGGACCTGGCGGGAGTCGAACCCGCGTCCAGAATGCCTTCACTTTGAAGGGATTACAACAATTCTTTTAGGCAGCTTGGATATTGCTAGCCTGCTCGCCTTTTTGACCCTGAGTCACTTCAAACCTTACACTTTGTCCTTCTTGTAGGCTCTTGAAGCCACTCGAATTAATCTGTGAAAAGTGAGCAAATAAGTCTGCGCCACCATCGTCCGGAGTAATGAATCCAAAACCTTTGGCGTCGTTAAACCATTTTACTTTTCCTGTTACCATTTTACTATTTTTCCTTGTTTGTAAATTTAAGCTGTCTGTGTGAACTGTTAGTTTAGTAATAGTTGCCAGCATTATTAGCTTATCATCATCAGTATACACTTCTTTGTCAAACATGTCAAGTATACTTGTGCCAATCATTTTGAATGCCTGTTCTTGCCCAACAGCAAGTTTGCCCCAATCTGCGGGATCGCCTGCTTCTACTTCCGCTGCAATTTCTACCAATTGGTCCAGGGTTATTTTTTTCATAGTGTTACACTGTTAGGGTATTGATTACACCACCGGCTGTGCCTCGGGGGAATAGGTTAAAGGCCAAACTGTATCGTACCTTTGACGATTGATTTTCTTCAACTGAATGAGTCATCATTGAAGGGAACATGATTAAATCATTTTTGGCAGGAAATATGCCCCAAGCATCTGCATTGAAGAAATTTAATTTGGAATCATCAGCATGGTCTTGATAATTGAAATCTACTCTCACAGTTTCAGTCCACAGATTGTAGTTGCCTTTGTCTTTATGGCAGACGAATGCCCCAGTGTCACCGTCGGTATCAATATAGTAAACACCGCTGATTAGGCTGTTACCGTGGTAATGTTGACCCGAGTAGTCTCCAGTATAGTGTCTATTGACCCAACTGTTTTCCATTTGAAAATCCATGTTGCTCTTTACATCTAGCACTGTATAGATAAAATTATCTGCGGCTTTCATGATCTTGGTTCTTAATGGCGCTAGCTCTGGAGTATTCAAAATGTATTTGTTTACAGAATAATCGCCGTTGTCAGCAGGCATGCGTTCATATTCTTGACTTTCAATGAAGTCACGCATGCCTTTATCTAATGACCCAATGTTGGTCTGATACAAAGGCACGCCGAACAACGGAGTGACTTTATAGGTAGGTGTCATTTAATCCATCCAATTTTTTTACCTTGTGCTTTTCTACTATCATACTCTTCAACTGAACTGGGGAATCTCCAAGCCCATATTGCTACCAGCATCATGAACATTGCTGTGTATATTATACCACGAACCGGCACTGCTGTCAACCACATGGTGATCAAACTGGTTGTCATCATGAACAACATGAAGTATTTCATCTTCTGTGGGAATACACGCTTCTCACCCCAATTGGTCAAAAACGGGCCAAACAGCTTGTGATTGTAGATCCACGCATGCATTCGTTCACTGCCCTTTGAAAAGCAATAGGCTGCAAATACCACAAAGATTGAGTAAGGAATACCAGGAGTAATCACACCAATGTAGGCCATTCCCAAACTAAGGAAACCTAGTATTTTCCAAAATAATTTTTTCATTCTATTCCTTTACTGGTCTAAATATTCCAATCAAGGAATTGTCGCCGGGTGTTCGATAGCCACTGGGCCATGATCGTGTAACTGATCCGCTTGACGGGTTATTAACATTTTTTGCCGCCGAACTTTGATTTCCGCCTACAAATGAGTAAGTTCCGCTGCTGGCAGTATAGATAAAATTCACATGACCATAACTCCATAGAGCAATGTCGCCAGGCTGTCCTTGATTCAACGGAAGTTTGGCTGCTTTATACGCAGCAGTCTTGTCTCTAATATCAAAGGCCCATGCGGTTTGCACAAATCTGTAGCCACATCTTTTTAAAACCCAATTTACATAGCCCATACACCATGCGGTTTGATCAGTGAGCCATGCGCCTGACTGCGGATATCCAAGTTCTTTCCATATACCCGTAATTTTAGAGTTACTGGCACGGCCGCCCATACCTGTTTCTTCCCAAATACCTTTAGCAGCTTCATCAAGGTTCTGTGAAAGTAGACTAGGAATATCACTGGCCAACACTACATCAGTGTCAATTAAACTTTCTCCGTCTGCACCTTGTGGAGTTCCAGGAAAGTTTTGTTTGACCTGGTCGTTGGATGCAACCTTATAAGCACCAGGATTAGCAACATATGCACTTGTTTGTCTATTAATGGCTGCTTGCGTTGCTGGATCAATTACTACAGGCGGAATTTTAAAAGATGCAAAGGTTCCTGAAAATACATTGGGGCTACCTGAAGCAACGTGTCCGCAAGTGGCAGTATCGCCTTGTCTACATATCAAAATATTATTAGCATATACTGTAGAACTACTACCGGACATTACTGGGCTAGAATGTGGACTGCGGCCATGACCATCAACAGTGGCACCTTTCACAGCAATTGGTTTACCGTTAACAAATACTGTAGGTGCAAGATTGCCAACTATTGTGCCGCCTGCGGCATCTGCTCCTACTCTACTTACTCCTTGCATATACGTTCCTCAAAATGCTTTTGGTAAATCGTTTATCTTAGAAAGATAATCTGAAATTCTCTTACGAGCCTTGTCTAATTGTTTTTCAGTTAACGGCTCGGTCTCTGATGTAATCTCACCGCCTTCGATCAAATATCTATAACTAGAAATAAAATTAATAAACTCTAAAGGACTTATTGTATGAATACCGTTGCCTTCGCTTAATTCTTTTATTTTCTTAAAGTGTGTTTCCATAGCAGTCTGTTTATCTGCTATTGTATTTGAATGTCCTGAGATAGCACCTAATGAATTTTCAATCATACCTAAGGAATATGCAATACTAACAATACCCTGAGTGGAGTCGTTGTTGACCGCAATTTCTCTGGCAACATTAGAATTGTGCGCTGAAATGATACTTGCAGCAGTATCTAATATATTTGCCCAAACTATAGCGGCTGAATCTTTGTCAGTACCAGTACCGCTAGAACTCCCGCCAGTTGGCGTTGCACCACCTGTCCCGCCCGTTCCTGAAAAACTAGTTGTGCCCCCACCAAAAAATTCTTGTTCTGTTATACTAGAATTAGCTGTAATTTCCGTTGATAAATTAGTAAGTGCAGTGGCTAAAGATGTTAGACCAGCAGATGTTGCTTCAGCTGCCAACGATGTAGCCTGAATTGCTAATATTGCTATAGTACTGGTGAAAGTAACGGCCACTACATCAACCTTTGATAATACTACCAGCACTTACTGGCTGAATGCCTGTGGTCTGATATACATACTGTTTACCAATTTCAGCATCACTCTCTGCCATCACTGTAATTGCCTGTGTGTTGAAGGTTAACTTTGAATCGGGATTCACAGTAACTAACACGGGTGCCATTGCTGGTCCTTTCTGTGTCATGGCCAACATAACCGGACGATCTAAGGTAATACTACCCATAGCATCTTCGATAAACTTGCCCATGATTTCATCACCTGAAATCAATTTGATTGTGACAATATCACCTACTGCGAATTTGTGTTTATTTAATAACATTATATTGGTCCGTCTCCATATCCCTGTCCATCCCACTGTTCGAAAAGTTTTTTCAATTCTGTAAATCCGCCAATTAATTTTCCATCTAGAAAAATTTGTGGAACTGTTCTAGCTGTCGGTACTGCTTCTAATAATTCTTCTCGAGTATACCCATCACCAATTTTCTTTTCTTCAAACTTGATACCCTTTTGCGTTAGCAATGCTTTTGCTTGATCACAATAGGGGCAATGATATTTGCTCCATACTACAGCTTTCATTCTTATTCCTTTCTAATATCTATTATATAGCCGGCAATTCAGCATAGTCGATATTTTCGCCCATGACACCGATAACATAGTTTGTGCTTTCTGTTTCTTGTAGAGCAGATTGCTTTTTACTGGTATCTGTGTGCTTGTTGAACCACGGAATTGGTGTTGATTTTGGCGCAGGCTGCAGATACTTGATACCAATATCTTTCAATGCGGCAACGGCTGTATAGTCTACAAAATCACGTAGAATATTAGCGTTCAATCCGATAACAGGACCTAACTTAAACAAATAGGTTGCCCACTCTTTTTCTTCGCGTATGACATCCATATAAAGTTGGTAGACTTCTGCTTGACATTCGTCTCGAGCTTCGACAAATCGAGCGTCCTCTTTGACCACTTGATTGATCATATAGGCAGTCCATCCTTTGTGTAAGAGTTCATCTTGCAGGATCAAACTGATAATGTTACCATTGCCAATAAAGATTTTATTCTCTACCATGGCCAGGCTTGTGGCAAAGCTAACCATAAAGCGGAAGGCTTCTAGAGCATAACTTGCGTGTAGGGCCAACCATACTGCTCGAACATGTTCTTTTTCTGTGACTGCTTGTCCAAGTTCTTTGCGGCAGTTGATAACGTGCAGCTTGTCATAGTAGTTCCCTACTGAACTGGCCATGTCTATAATTTCTTTAGTATCGTGAATAGTGGCAAACACATCCTTTGGCACGTTGTAGATATTGCGGATGATGTGGCTGTAGCTCTTTGAATGAATGTTGGTTTCAAAGAAACCCCAATTGTACATCAAGGCTTCTACTTCAGGGAGACTGCAAACAGGAGTGAATACCTGTGTTGGTCCGCGACCTTGTAAACTGTCTAGTGCTGTCTGACGTAGTAGGTTACTGGTAAAGATATGTTTTACAGCATCACTAGCATCTTTAAAGTCATTTGAATCTTTAGTAAGACTAATCTCTTCTGGTTGCCAAAAAAATCCACGTGCTGTGGCATCAAAGTCTGCAATCTTTTTATATTTTACTTCTTCAAAGCGTTGGATAGTAACTGGACCTGCTGGATCCAAGAACATCTTGCGATTGAGATAATCTGTTTTTGTTGTTAGGTTGTATTGTTGTTTGCTCATAGTTTACATGCCTCGCAGTCTTCACTGTCTTCGATTAATTCTCTTTCGTTATGGAACCCGTTGTAATGTACTTCGGGGGTGGCTTCGGCCATTGCTTTACTGCCTGCTTTGTTTATTAGGCTGTAGTAGAATGTCTTCAATCCCCACACATGTGCCTGCATCAAGTTGCGAGCAATTAATGTGGTTGGTACTTTACGATCTGCCCAATGCGCTGGATTGTAGAATGTGTTGGTTGAAATTGATTGATCAACATAGGCAGCAAGGACTGCGGCTGTTTTCAAATAGCCGTCACAGTCTTTCTGTTCCCACATCATTTGATATTTGTTTTTTAGTTTATGGTACTCAGGAACCACTTGTACAAATGATCCTGCTTTGCTTTCCTTAACTGAAATAAGACTCATAGGCATTTCAATGCCATTGGTTGAGTTAATGACAACGCTTGAACTTTCTACTGGAGCAATGGCCATTAATGTGGCATTGCGTACACCGTGCTGCTTCATGTTGCCACGTAGTGTTTCCCAATCAAGTTCAGGAGCAAAGTCTGCAAGTTCATTCACACCCTTGGCACGTAGTTCCCAGGGGAATACTCCTTGACCGTATCGTGTTTTGGCACTCTCGCTACAGGCTCCTCTTTCTTTAGCCAGTTCCACCGTGGCTTCTGTTAGATAGTAGGCTTGGTGTTCTATCCACGACTTAACTTCTTGTAGAGCATCTTTTTCGCCATACTTGAGTCCACGCTTGGCATGCCAGTAGGCAAGATTGGTTACACCAATGCCCAATGGCTGTATCTCATCATTTGACAACTTGCTCTGTATACTCAAGAAGTCTTGATAGTCAAGAATGTTACACAGGCTACGCTGTAGAATCCTACAGGCTCTACGCATGTCCTCTGGATTACGGAACGATCCCCAGTTGATAGATCCCAGTGTACATAACGCTATGCGTCCACTATCGTCGTCTAATCGCTTAAATGAACGTGTGGGTAATAGGATCTCACAGCACAGGTTACTTTGATAAATCGTATGGTACTCGGGATCAAAAGGTCCTTGGTTCATGACATTATCAATGAATACGAGATATATTCGACCCGTATCTGTGCGTTCTTTTAGTATACCACTCTTGAACACTTCCTCGGCGCTCATCGTTTTCTTACGGAGGCCTTTTTGTTTTTCGTATTTGACATAGAGCTCTTCAAATAGTACTGTGTTTTGGTAAAACGCTTCGTACAAATCCGGTACTTCGTTGGGATCAAAGAAGGTTATGTCTTCTCGGTTTCTAAATCGTCTCCAGAAGAAAGCACTAAGCACAACCCCATAATCCATATGACGGACTCGGGTTTCTTCGGTTCCTTGATTGTTTTTAAGTACAATAAGATCATCAAACTGATGATGCCAAATAGGATAGAATACAGTAGCACTTGCATTACGAATACCTCCTTGACTGCAACTACGCAGGTCACCAAACCATTTTTTCAGGAATGGTATCATGCCGGTGTGCATGATCTCACCACCTCTGATGGGACTACCTAACGGACGAAGACGTCCAATCTCTAGACCAATGCCAGCTCGCTTGCTGGCATACTTGGCCATCATCTCACCAGAAGCAAATATGCTATCCAGATCGTCGTCACTGCGGATAAGAACACAACTAGAAAACTGTTTAGTAGGAGTGCCGAGCCCAGCCAACACAGGTGTAGCAAGAGTAAACAAACCATCGGATGCCGCACCATAGTATTCTTTAATGTAACGCATTCTTGCGCTATTCGGCTCCTCTTTATGGAACACAGTTGCTGCCGCAACCATGTATCTAATTTGTGGAGTTTCATATGTCTGTTTTGTACTACGGTTCTTAACCAAGTACTTCTCAATTAACTGTTCAATAGCAGCGTATGAATATGTTTCATCCTTTTCATGATCTAACATGTCATTCATCTTGTTCCAGTCATCCTCTGTGTACCACACAAGTAGTTCTGGAGTGTACAGACCAGTGGCCACATTTGTCTTGACTATTTCATATAGGCTAGGAGGCGTATAACTTCCATAGACATCTTTACGCAACATGCTGACTCTTTGCTTACCTGCTACATACTGGTAATTAGTATGACCTACATCTGGATTATTTTCTACGTCGATGAGATCAACAATGGCTCTTAGAGTAATTTCGTCTACTTCTCTAGTTGTGATGCCATCATAAAAATGTGGCTGTGCTTTGATCTCGATCATGCTTTGGCTAACATCTGCGATACCGCTACATACTTTTGCCACCTGTGCCTGCCATTTCTCAATGGTGAGTGGCTCTCGGTCACCATTTCTTTTGATTACTGTTATTTCCATCTATGTCTCTAGTTTATTTGATATTTATTGGTAATGCCGCACTGGACCACACTATGTCGGTTTTGATTTGATGTAACACATTAAGATCATGAGCTATCCTCGGTTCGTAATTTAACACAGCATTATCTGCTACTAGAAAGAATTTCGAATCATGATCTTTGGGAAGCATAGACTTATGTATCTCACAAACGGTATCCATAAACCGCTGCGTTAATTTAATAGTATACAGCATGCCGAGACAAATAGCAAGATCATCTAGCTTGCCGTCGATAACCAAATGCCACGGGTCAGGCCAAGTGTTTGGTTGTTGGGGGTCTAAGAAAGGATTAACAAACGGAGCATGACTCCAGAGTTTAGCAACGTCACTCCATGGGGTGGCGCTAACTTCTAAACTATCTCTGAACTGCTTCCATTTGAATAATCTTTCGTTTCCGTAAAGATCAAACACCGTACGATATCGAATATGATATCGTTCCGGTTTGACCGGAAGACAGCGGGTTTCGATATGACAGTAACAGTGTTTCAATACCACTGTCGCCATCGTTGTCTTTTAATTCTACATTAAAAACAAAATCTGTCATAAGAATCCCCTCCGGTGTAGATGAACTGGGCGATGAATACACGTAGTTGTCGGAGAATGTAAATTCGCCCACTGACTCAGTGACCATTACTACTATTTGTCCTGCTCGTGAATGATCGCCTAACTGTAAAACATAATCTATATAGGTATATCTGTTGAATGCTGCAAAAACCGACAGTGGTTTAAAACCGTCTGACAGATAGATTATTTCATAATTCATATCTATCAAACTGACCCTGGAGGCGTTTTCAACTTCTGTAATTGCTGGTCTAGTACTCACTGCGGTGAATCCCGCTGCTTGATGCCTATTGCTGGTACTGTCAATCACAGCATTGCCATTTTTTTCTCCAAACTTCACAATGCTGGATGTTGGAGTGGCTGCGTTGTTGGTGTTGTTGCCGCAGTTAATAAATCTGGCACGTTGTATCACTGTGCCTGTGCCGTTGTCAGATATAAAGGCATGTGCGGCAATTTCTTCAAACTCACAGTCAAAGATACGCCATAGGTTGCCTTGTCCAGGCACGCCGTTGATCACTATTGCAGTGTTGCAGACAAAAAATCTGCAGCCGTCAAATTTCACGCTGGAATCAAAATTAGGCGGAGCACTAGAATCTATAGTAATCTGATCAGATCTCACTGCCAACGGAGTTGATTGCCACTCACAGTCTTTGAGAGTGATGTTGGTAACCTTGGTACCATCGAGACTGTTTTCCCAATACAATGATGGATTGGAATTTTCTATATCGCCAACAATGGTATCTCCTAACACGTAGTTACTGGTCCATTTTACATTGGTGAATGCACTATCCGCCACTCCGGTCAACACCGTTTGACCTTGATTGTGATTGATTGTTAAATTACTGATGTTAACATCGGTCGGTCTATTGCCGCTGGTAAATTCTGCAACTTCTTGGCCGGTAACAGTAACAAATAAAATACTGTTGTTGCCTATCTGCAGAATAGCACCGTCTTTGGTTTCACCTTGTATCTTTGACGTGCTAGGAATTTTTAAGTTACTGCTGAAAAAATATGTGCCGTTGGGGATCAGCAGAGTTTTTTTGAATCTAGGATCTATGTTTCTAAATAATTCATCCAAGGCATTTTGAAAAAATGGCGTACAGTCTGTGCTGCCATCCGGTATGGCTCCAAAGTCCAACACGCTGACATATTCATCCAGCTTGGTCTGAAGCGACCTAGCAACACTTTGCGCTATGGATGGTTCAGTTTCACCGAATCTATAACTGGCCGCGAGATCTAGTATGTTATCATGCTCCGTGAGCACCTTGGTATTGCCCACATAAGGGGCACCGTCGGCCACGCTGCCGTTGCCTATAAACAGTTCCTGGGAATCTACTGCCCATGCAAATTCTGCCGCGCTCAGTTGAGGAACTCCGATTCCTGCATTCTTAAGGCCTCTTCTGACCTGGATTTTTGATATCTGGACAACAGCCATAGTAGTAAATTCCCGTTATAGAGTATTTATCTTCCTAGACTGTAGTACTCCTCTACCTTTGTGAGCCAAGCGTCCTGCCACTTGTTGAACTCTTTGGGTTCTAGTGTAAACTGTTGATACTCAAAAGCACGTGAACACATGAATATTACACCTTTTTTAATTTCTGTGCCGTAGACTTCATTATGTGCTAGTATATAGGCCATTAGCTGTAGATAGTAATCTTCAACCCACTCTGCTTTCTTGGGCTTGTTGGTCTGCTTGTAATCCATTACAGCAGGCTCGTCCTCGTGTACGCCCACTAGGTCAGTGGTTCCCGAGAACAGGCCGGGAAAGTATAGACTCTGTTCCATGGCCCATATTTCGTTTACCTTGCTGAGACCGTTTTCAATGATGACGTCTGCCATTTTGTTGGCCTGTATGTGTACGGGATTATTTCCAGGCTGACGTTGCATGCCACATACAAAACGTTCTAGGTTGCCGTGCATGGCTGTGCCAACGCCGGCGGCTTCTGTGGTAATCTGCTGTGCCTTGGCATGTCCAATTCTATCACGCCATTCATTTAAATGGGTCATGTCTTTGGTAGCTGAAAGAATTGTAGTCACTGACGGAAGTCTTTCGCCGTCTGGAGTAAGATACACTCGCTTGCGAGTAACAGGATCATTGACCTGTTGACAGGGTTTATATTGAAATTTTTCTACAAATGGAGGTGGTAATATAGTCATACTGTATATATTACAGGAAAACTACAGCTATGTCAAGCCTGGGGAGTTGCTTGTGATTGTGCTAATTGTCCAGCTGCGGCTGAAGCTGCTGTTTGGTCTACTGCGGCTTGGCTGTCAGCAGCAGTTTGGGTGCCGTCACCTTGTGGTTCTTCGTCTGGCGCACCCGGAACATTGAGTTCAATTCCGTCAGCATTAAAATTCTTAACCATCTGTTGAATAGACGGAATTGAGTCATACATGGCCTTGAATGTTTCATAGTCTGCCGTTAACTCAAATCCATTCATAGCTAGAACTTTATTAAGACCGTTCCAATTTAATTTAGCAGGTGCTTTTTTACTTGCGGCACGACCAATATAGTTACGGAGAACCATGACGAATCTATCGCCTTCATCATCGCCGCTGAATTCAAAAAATCTCATTTTATAGCTGCCAATTGTTTTTGTAGTTCAGCCAGTTCTTCTTGCTTTGATTTTATTTGATCTTGAATTTGTTTTTTTTGATTTACACGATCCAATGCCTGTTGCGCCATCATCTTTTGTTGATCCGCTGGATTCTGTGTAGGAGCAGCCGTAGGAGCTGGTCCTGCAGCCGGAGCCGCACCTAAAGGTGCGCCAGGAGTGCCTGGGGCCACTGCGGGAGCAAGTTCTCTAATTTTTAAGAAGTCACTCTCATTGGTGATATCAAAGAATTTCATCCAGCTAGAACTTTTAACAAGCGGCTTTGACGATCAATACTTTCACGCTGTTCACGTCCTGCATCACCTAGCCCACCTGCTGCTGGTTCTGCTGCTGCAAAGTCATCACCTGCACCTTCGTCGCCCATATCCATTTCTGGCTCAGCATTCATAGCGTCTGGTTCTGCAGGAGCTGTCATATCAGCACCTGGTTCTGCACCTAGCATGTCTGCAGGTTGTTCGCCGCTAGCAAGACTGCGAACGCCGCTGGATAGTGTGTCACGTGTACCTTTTAGAGTTTCCAGTGCCTGTTGAATTGCAGGGGCCACAGCTTCTATAAAGGCCTTGGCCTGCTCTTGACTCATTTCGTCACGGATAGAATCGCCTAGCTGTAATAGAGTATCGTTCTCCATGCCAGAAAGCTCTTCAATCCAACGGCCAACTCTGTCAACCATTGTCTTTGCTGTGACAATCGCAGACGCTTGCTGGATTTCACCTTCTCTTAGATTACTCATATTATCTCCTGTTTGTTCTATGCTTTCATTCTCTTTTTTGTAAATCTTATTGTCGGCTCGTTCACTGCCTTTCATACGATTCATAACTTTCTTTGCACTCTTGTCTGTGGTCATATAATCACCGGAAGTCATTGTGTTTACAATATCTTTACCTGCTTTGTCTTGATAAGACTTTAGAGTGTTAGTGCTTAATTCTGTTTGAACATTTTCGCCTTGATTGAAAGAGCCGTAGTCTTCATCACTACCATGTCCTGCTGATGCCATAGCATAGGCATCATCGGTTTCGCCGCCTTCGTCGTCTGAACCACGAGCGCCATAATCAGCTTCAATGTTGTCTAACATACGATCATAAATTTGTTCAAAGTCATCGTCGCCGTGATAGCCGGTATCGATAGTGATATCGTCATACATTTCTTGTACAGCTTGTTCGATCTCTTTGCCATATTTGCCTTGTTGTGCATTGTATAGCATGTCAAACCCGTCATCACCGGATTGTGCAACTTTTGTCAAAAATTCTTCAACTTCTGGACTCTGACCTTCTAGTTGTGTATTGTCCACAATAGGCTCATCACGCTCTGCTAGTTCTGCAACAATAGCATCGTGCATGAACTGTGCCTGAGACAATGTGTCGTTGTCCACGGTTTCATTGAAATTCGAACTGCTACGTGCTGTGTAGATCTGTGTGCGCAGCTTGTTTCTGGCATCTTCCAGCTGTTCAACACTGAATGTTTCAAGGTTGATTTTACGCCCAAAAGTTTTGGCCAACGATTCGTTGAGTCTTTTAGATGATCTATTGAATGCAAAAAGGTCTGTGGTTTTCATATTAGTAAAGGTCCAGATTGATAGTATATTTATTCAGATAGAAGCCAATCGTTGCACAATGTTTTTGGCATTTAGAGCACGATCACGGCTTTCACAGTATCTAGCCCATAGGGTGTCTGCTCGATCATGATCCCGGTTATTGATGGATCGTTGATACTGTGCTCGTAGCATCTGACTGTCATGGTACCAACGGCCGTATTCTTGATCCAGTCTGTATAGGTTATCTGCTTGCGCTGATTGTTTGTTAACTGCCAGCACGTTGGCAATACGTATGGCTGCTAAATTTAAGTGTATGTCCTTGTAGAGATACTCGTTTTGATATTTTAGATGTTTGACTGTTCCTTCACTGACTATCAAAACATCACCTACAAGGATTCCTTCCGCAACTTTAATTGGAAGAATCTGATATTTTTCAATTAATTTTTGTTGTGCAGAACTAACTACTTGCTCTAAGCGTTTAGAAATGTTAGTCATAAAAAAAGGACCTATGGTCCTTATTTAAGTGTGTCTAAGTTAAATTCCAAAGAACTTGGCAATAGTTAGAATGTTTAGTTCTCCGGTAAATCCCAGTCCTGCAATAAATGC